GGAAGAAATTCCGATCCCGCCCAGGTCCCCAGCCAAGCGTTGGCACTACGATTGGTGCTGGCATGTGTTATTCAGCGGTCGGACCAAAATCCGCTGGATCACTCGTGTCTACCGTTGTGCGATTGGTTTGTCGCACGATAGAACTGGATCTCAACAGTTCTGTGTCCAAATTGGTCGAGTCTTTAGCGTGGCCTTTCATCTGTAAAAGGCTGCATCGTAAGACTGAGGCGTTTTCCGATAAGGAATTTCGGAAATTTGTGAACTCGCTTGTCAATTGCGCGAGAACACTTGCCTGCTTCGACACACCCGATGCCAAAGCGCAGTCCTTTATTAAGTATTGGACTGCACTTTTCTTTTGCAAGGTTGCAAAGGATTCGCAACGTCCTCCAGTTGAAGACTGGATGAAGACGGCGAATGGCACGGTTATTCCGCTGTTCACCGGTTGGTGTAAACTTTTTGTTGCACGAGCTATTGCTCGTCGTGATGTTTGTTTCATCTACTCACTCCTTAAGGGTAGTAAGCAGATGTGGCCTGAACTTGGGCCTGAGAAGTTGGTCTCTACATTGCGTAAGCATGCGGAGCGCTTCTCAACAACACACGGCCGTTTGCCTGATGACCTTCGTAATGTGGTCATCGACACGGCGCGAGAGGTTTTTGGCGAGAGATCGCCTCAAACTAAGTTTATGCCAAGTGGGAGTTCCTGCCTACAAAAGTCCGTCCGTGAGGGCGGCTCGCTAGGTTTGGTGGAACCCCTGCCGGTGGATGCTCTCTTAAAGGGAGAGCGGGCCAAGGTCCTTGGAAAGTTGAGGAGCCTTGATCTTGGTATTGATGACTGGCGACAGAAACAATTTGCCGCGGTTTGCTCCAGGGCATGGGAGCAGATACATTCCGAATGCCGCATGTGGCGGACTATTGGTTTCGGGAGTTTCGACATCGAGCCTGAGCTCGTGTGGAAATTTTCCCGTGCCAATGTGCTACAGGTTGTAGCCATTCCTGAACCTGGAAAGTATCGCATCATTACCAAAGGTGATGGATATCTCTATTCTGCTTTACAGCCTCTGCAGGGAGAGATGCTCAGCAAGTGGAAGAAGCATGGCGCGTCTACGATGCTGCACGATAACCTTCTCGATAAAGTTCGAGAAATGGATGCGCGCGGCCAAGACTTACCTTTATGGTGTAGCGTGGACTATGAGGCGGCAACGGATTTACT